AGGGCATCTCGTGGTGGGAAATCACCGCGTGGGACTCGGCGGACTACCCCGTTTACGCCCGGCATCTGGATCACTCCAGTGTGAGCCTGCAACCGCCGGGCGGCCGCACCCCCGCGTACCTGCCGGGCGGGTACGACCCACGCGGTGCTGTGATTTACTTCGACGGCCGACCGATCCCGGCGAAACGTGTGATCCGGTTCGACTCGCCGAACCCCGGTCTACTGACTGCCGCTGGCCGTGCGATTCGCAGCGCTGTACTGCTGGACACCACGTCGGCGCTGTACGCGGACAATCCGCGGCCGCTGGATTTCTTCAGTCCTTCCGAGGGCGCCGATCCGGCTGACGACAAGGTCATCGAACAGCTGCTCAACGATTGGGCCGCGTGGCGTAAGAAGCGGGTCACCGGTTACGTGCCGGCCGCGGTCAAGTACAACACCGTGGATGTGCCGACTCCGGCCGAAATGCAACTGGCTGAACAGCAGAAACAGGCGCACCTCGCAATCGCCAATGCGGCCGGTATCGATCCGGAAGACCTCGGTGTCTCCACCACCAGTCGGACCTATCAGAACGGCGTGGACCGACGCCAGGACCGGATCAACGACACGCTTAGTCCGTACATGGCCGCGATCACCGACCGGCTGTCCATGCCGGACGTGACCAGGCGTGGGCGCAGGGTTTATTTTGATCTTGATGATTACCTGCGTGCCGACCCGAAAACGCGTGCTGAGGTGTACTCGTTGGCCAAGCTGGCCGGTTGGTTGCACCCGGACGAGATGCGCACGGAAGAACGGTTGCCCCCGTTGACGGAGATGCAGAAACTGGATCTTGCCCCGCCGGCCCCACCGGAACCGGTCCGTTCCGAGTCCGTGCCGGTACAGGCCGGCGCGGATGAGCATCTGCACCTGACGTTCGACGTGCCGGCCGCCACGTTCACCGTGGACGCTGAGCGCCGGATCATCGAGGGCACGGTGGTCCCGTACGGGCGCGACGCGATCGCGGTCAAAAACGGGCGCCGCTGGCGTTTCCAGCCCGGCTCCCTGGTGTACTCCGAGCTTTCGCGGGTGAAGCTGCTCCGCGACCACGACAACGCGCAGCCCCAAGGGCCGATGGTGCACGCCGAGGACAGTGCCGTCGGCATGTTCGCCCGTTTCCGGGTGGGTCGTGGTCCGGATGGCGATCGCACCCTGGCGGAAGCGCAGGACCAGGTGCGCGATGGATTCAGCGTAGGGGTGGACATTCACACCTACTCCCCGGATCCGCTGAATCCCGGCGTACAGCTTGTGGCCGTGGGCGGCGCCGATTGGTATGAAACGAGTGTGCTGGCGCTTCCAGCGTTCACCGGTGCGCGCGTCACGCGCGTGGCCGCAACCCGAGACACTGAAAGGCAGACCGTGGCTGACACCGACACCACGACGGACGCCACGGAAACCGTGGCCCCCGTCAGTGCCCCGCCCGCCCCGCCCGTGCAACTCACCAATGATCAACTTCAAGGACTGCTCGCCATGCCCGGCGTGCTGCAGGCCATGGCCGGCGTACCGGCCGTGAACGCGCAGCCCGCGCAGTCCCAGGCTGCCGCGTTCAGCCTGACGCAGGAACAGATCGGTGCGATCCTGGCCACTCCGAACGGCCGTGCCGCGCTACTCGGGCTCGGTGCGCCGGTGGAGCAGCGTCCGACGGTGGACCCGACCAGGCCGCAGGGCGGTACGCAGGTCCGCGAGCCCGCGCCGTACCGGTTCGACCGGAAGGGCAACCTCACGGCCGGCGCGTTCGACTTCTCGCAGGACATGATCAAAGGTTTGCGGGACGGGGACCGTGAGGCGCTGAACCGTGCCGAGACGTTCGTCCGCCAGCAGTTCGCGCAGTTCGATACCGACATGGCGGACGTCCCGGCACTGAACCCGAATATCAACCGCCCGGACATGTACGTAGATCAAAAGGACTACAAGACGCCTCTGTGGGATGCGGTGTCCAAGGGCACTTTGGCCGATATGACCCCGTTCGTGCTGCCGAAGTTCAACACCTCGTCCGGCATGGTCGCCGCGCACGTGGAAGCTGTGGAACCTTCGCTCGGCGTGTTCACCGCCACCGCGCAGACGATCACCCCGTCGGCCGTGTCGGGCAAGGTCTCGATTACCCGCGAGGCGTGGGACCAGGGCGGCAATCCGCAACTGTCCGGGCTGATCTGGAAGCAGATGACCCGGGCATGGTTCGAAGCCCTGGAGGCGTCGGTGGTGACGCTGCTGGAAGCCGCCGCGCCGACTACCATCACAGTGCCGACCGCGGCGCAGGATGACACGCTCGTCAGCTACGTCGAGTCGGCGCTGGCCGGACTCCAGTTCGTGCGCGGCGGCTTCCGGATGCAGGATGCGTTCGCGCAGGTCGATTTCTATCAGGCGCTGATCGGCGCCACCGACGCGGACGGGCGCAAGCTCCTGCCGATCCTCGGCCCGACCAACGCCGCCGGGCGGGCCACCTCGCTGTACGGCAGCGTGGAGACCGGTGGACTCGCGTGGCAGCCGACCTGGGCACTCGCCGCGTCCGGCACCGTCTCGGCGAATTCGTACCTGTTCGACCGGGCGGACGTGTCCGGATGGGCTACCGCGCCGCAGCGGCTCACCTTCGACCAGGTGGAGGTGCGCTACATCCACGTGGGCATCTGGGGATACAAGGCCCTGGCCATCACGGACCTGACCGGCGTCCGGCGCTTCGCGTACGACCCCGCCTAGTACCTGTCCACACAGGACGGATGAGAAAGAGGGATCATGGAACAGCAGATCTACGCCAGCGCCGCACGTACCGCCACCCCTACCGCCGTCGAGGTCAACACGCGGCGCTTCCGGTCGATGGTGGTCGTACTCGACGCCACCGTGCACGCGGTCTCGGCCGCGCTCACGGTCACGCTCGCGCGCAAGGACAATGCGTCCGGCAAGTACATCGACATCCTGACCTCGGCCAGCATCACGGCCGTGTCAACTAACACGATTCGGATCGGCCTCGGTCTGCCGGTCACCGCGAACGTCTCGGCGAACGAACCGCTTCCGAACGTGGTGCGGGTGACCGTCACCCACGGCAACGCGAACGCCGTCACCTACACCGTGTCCGCACACCTGAACTGAGGGATCATGGCCACTGCGAAGAAAGTCACCCCGCCGGATCCGGACGTCCTGCAGGACGCGGACGGCAATCTGATCGACCCGCAGGAAGGCGGCGTCACCCCGCCGGACCCGGATGCGCCGACCAGCCTGCCGGCGCCGGAACCGTACGAGGCACCGAAGGACCGGGGCAAGGCGGTCACCATGGCCGACGTCGCTTCGCTCCAGGGCATCGGCATCGCGCCGGACGAGTCGGCCGCGCGTATCGAGACGCTGGCCGACGTGCCGTTCATCTCGGCCGGCATGGCGTCCGACCTCGAACAACAGGGATGGGCACTCGATCCGATCACCGGTCGCAGGATCGAACGGGAGTAACCGGTGACCACGCTTGCGCTCATCAGTTCCCCCGGCACGCTGCTCGCGCCCGGGGAACAGTGGGCGCTGGTCGTGGAAACCTATGACGCGTACGGGTACCGGTCCGCCATGGTGACCCCCACCCTGGTGGTGACGTTGCCGGACGGCACCACCGCGGCTCCCGTATTCGCGGGCGGGAGCTACGCCGGGAAGTGGCTGGCCACCTATGCCCCCTTGGTGACCGGCCGCTTCCTGGCTCGTGCGGTCACACCTGAGGATGCGGTGAGCGCCGCCGCATATGTGGCCGGTCCCACCACCTCGGGTGGGATGCCCACTGTGGACGATGTGGCGCGTTACCTGAAATCCTCGGCTGCCTCGTGGTCTGAGGCTGATCTTCAGGATGAACTCGATTCCGAGTTCGAGCATCAGCAGGCCAAATGCGGAGTGCGCGCGGTCTACCCGATGCCGTTACGTAAGGCGTTGCTCCGCCGGGTCCAGCGCGCGTTGGCCATGCGCGCCCTGCCGCTGGCTGTGATGCAGGGCGACGCGGACGGTGGTTCGCAGCTGCTCCCTGGCAATGATCCCGAGGTGCGCCGGCTGGAAGGCCCGTACCGGAAGCTGGTCGTCGGATGAACGGCACGGCGATGCGACAAGCGGTAGCCTCCGCGCTCGGCAACGTACCGGATGTGCGCGGCTTCGCGTACCGTCCGGGCACCCCGGCGCCCGGCGACGCGTGGCCGATGCTTTCGTTCATGGATCGCGCGCAGGGCGATGCGTTCGTGGGCACGTGGCGCGTGCGCGTTCTGCTCCCGCAGGACGAAGAAGCCGCCAGCGTGTGGATGGACGCACACTGGGACGATCTGTACTACGCTCTGAAGCCGCTCGGCTACGTGCAGCGGATGGCTCCGGTCCTGCTGGCCGCGGCCGGCGGGGACCTGTACGCCCTGGAAATCACCATGATCGCGGAGGAGTGAGTCATGCCCGCACCAACCGGGGCGTACGTATTCAGAGACGCTCTGATCACAGTCGACGGAACGGACTATGCCAACCAGCTGTCCAAGGCCCGTCTCGTCCCGGACCAGCCGGTGCAGACCATGCGGACCCTGGTGCCGGATGGCGTGGTCCAGGACGTGGATTCGGTGGTCTGGACTCTGGAGATCACCGGTCTCCAGATCAACGTCAGCGGCGGTCTGGCTGCCTACCTGCGCACCAACTCCGGGCTGAACACCTCGTGGGTGTTGCAGCCACGGACCGGTACCGGTCAGGCCAAGGCCACATTCTCCGTGATCACCAAGATGCCCGAATTCGGCGGCGATCAGGGCGCGTTCGCCGTGATCGACATGGAGCTGCCCGTGCTTGGTCAGCCAGTCTTCGGAACGAGCGTGTGATATGGCACTGACAACCAAGATCAGTCTGACCATTCAGGCTAACTACACGTCCGCGCTCGATCTGGTGACCGCGCAGGCGAACATGCTCAAGACGTACGAGGTGGTCCTACAGACCGGCGTGGGTGCCGGTCAGTCGGACAAGATCTTCTCGGACACCCGGACGCTGTCCGGTTCGGCGTCCGAAGATCTGGATCTGATCGGCACCGCGTTGCTCGACGCGTTCGGCGCGGTGGTCACCTTCACCAAGATCAAAGCCCTGATCGTAGCCGCGGCCGCAGCCAACACCGGCAATATTCTGGTGGGTGGTGTGGCAGCTGGTCTGTCCACCATCCTCACGCCGGCAGCCACCGGCATCTCTACCATTCGCCCCGGTGCGTTCAACGCGTGGGTGGCGGGCCAGGCGGATGCCACCGGCTACGGCGTGACCGCAACCACGGCGGACCTGCTCCATATCGCGAACAGCGCCGCCGGCAACGCGTCGTACGACATCATCATCGTGGGGACGTCCTCATGACCCATTCGGCCACCGCGGCGATCCTGCGGTACTTCGCGTTCGATCACCTTCCGCCGCGGCTCCAAGCGGTCTCACGCCCGTTCGCGAATCTGGCCACGAGCATGATTGACGTCTTGCCGCCCGGCCCTGAGGTGACGGTCTGTCTCCGGAAGCTGCTGGAAGCCAAAGACTGCGCCGTTCGGGCCGCGCTCGAACTGCCTGAGGTGCAGTAATGGCCACGATGCTGTTCGAGCTGGACGTCGAGATGGAGGACGGCGAAAAGTACGTCATCGTGGCCGACCAACGCGATGTCGCGCGCTGGGAGGTGCAGCCGTTTGGCTGGCCGGTTTCCAAGATCGAAGACAAGGCCGGCATGAGTTTCTTTCGCTTCCTGGCCTGGTCGGCCAGCGTCCGCCAGCAGAAGACCAAGGAACCGTACGAGACATGGTCGGACCGGTGCATCGAGGTCATGCCCGTGGATGACGAGGAGTCGACCACGCCGGATGATGCCGGGGACCCTGGCCGGACGGCTCTGTGAGGCAGGCGCTGGTGCGACTCGCGCGTGCCAGCGGACAACCGCTCTCGGAGCTGCTCACCACGTGGGGGCCACGCGACCTGGCCACCCTCGCCGACGATCTTGAGGAAGAGATGGCCGCGGCCAGACGGGAGGCGAGGAAGTGAGTATCACCCTCGGGACCCTCGTCCAGCGGCTGTCCCGCACTTCGCCGGCCATCTCGCGCCGCGCGCTGGCCGAGATCGACAAGCCGCTGCCGATCGTCCGTGCGCGTGTGCGCGCGAGTGCGCTCGGCAAGTTGCCGAAGTCTGGCGGGTTGAACGTGTGGGCGGCCGCCGCACACCTCACCGCGCAGGTCCGCGGCGCCGGTGCCACGATCACTGCGCATCTCAAGGTGCACCGCACCAGCCTGCGTAAGGCGTCCGACCTGCGCGCGCTGGACCGTGGCCGGGTGCGTCATCCCGCGTGGGGCCGGCGCGCGTCCGGCGACTGGTCGGTGCAGACTGTCACGCCAAAGGTGTACAGCGAGCCCATCGCGGAATCACCCGAGTGGCGCCGCGCTGTTATCCGTGCGGCAGAGGTGGCCGAGGATGTGATCTGTCGTGGCTAATGTGGATGTGGACATTGACATCAATGTCCACAACAACACCACGGTTGCATTGACGGAGATCACCAACAACGTCACGCACCTGCACCAGGCGGTAGCCCGCCAGGAACAACAGAACAACAAATGGAACGCCAGCTTCAAGAAGCTGGCCAAGTCTGCCCTGACCCACGCGCGCGCCGTTGGCAAGGTGGTGGCCACCGTGGCCGCGCTCGCGTCGGTGTCCGGTCCGGCCGCGTCTGGTCTACTGGCCACCGGCAAGGCGATTGCAGCCATGGGGAGCGCGTCGATGCGGTTGCTCCCGCTTCTCGCGTTCATTCCGGCGCTGGTGGCCGGCTTTGGCCTGATCAAACTGACCGCGAAGATTGCCGGCCCGGGACTGGTCGCCGCGTTCGAGCCCATCGTGCGCGTGTTCCAGGACGCGGACGGTAACGCCACGAAGTTTGCGAAGAGCCTGCAAAAGATCATCGGGATGAACGTCAAGCCGTTGGCGCAGGCGTTCGTCAAGATGAACATGCCGGCCATCGGCGCGGCCATGGCGCGCATCTCGTCCGCGGTCAACCGGGTGGTTGTTGGCTTCGGACAGTGGGCGAATTCTGCGCCCGGCGTCGAAGCCATCCGGAAGGTTTCCGAGGCTACCGCTTGGTTCGTCGAGCGGATCGGCCCGCACGTCGAAAAGGTGGCTATCGCGTTCGGCAACCTCGCCGGCCGTGCGGCCGACCCCGCGTTCAAGGCATTCAGTGACATCATCATCAAGATCCTGGACCGGCTGGCCGCGTGGGCGGACAGCACCACGATCGAGGACATCACCCGCGCACTGTCCGACCTGTCCGGCTACGGCCAGCGGCTACGCCAGGTGTTCGACGTGATCCGGGACATCGGCCGGTGGCTGAAGGAGCATGAGGCCGGCATCAAGCACTTCTCTGACGTGGTGGCCACGGCTGCCATCGGGATCGGTATCGCCACCGGTGCCGTGCCCGCCGTGGTGCTCGGCGCTGTGACGCTGATCATCAATCACTGGAACCAGTTGAAGGCGCCATTCCTGGCCGCGTACACGTGGGTCCGTGGCGTCATCGACGCGTGGCAGAACGACGCTGGGCGGATCAAGATTGCCGAGGCTATCGGGCGCGCGTGGAATGCGGCCAAAGACGCATTCGAGTTGGCGATCAAGGATATCGGTCCTAAATGGACGATGTTGATGACCAAGCTGTGCGAGGCCTGGGAGCAGTGGGCGCCGCTCATCACGATGTGGTGGAACAGCGTTGGCAAGGGCATGTTCGAGGGGTTGGCCTTCGCTCTCGGCGCGCTCGTGGTCGGCATGCTGGCCGTGTCCATCGTGGGTGCGGCCATGGCGAAAGGCATCGCGCAGGCGTTCAAGGTCATGGTCTCGATCGTGCTCAATGTGTTCGGAACGATCATCAACGGCGCGGCCATGGCGTTCGGCTGGATGCCCGGTATCGGTCCGAAACTCCAGGCTGCCGCTGCGCAGTTCAACCGCTTCCGCGATCAGGTCAACGCGGCCATGGCCGGCATCGACCCCCTGAAAACTATCCGCGTCAATGCGCAGGTGCACCTGACTGTCTCCGGCGACCGCCCGGGCGCGCAGGGTGGTCCGGGTTGGACGGCGCTCGGCGGGGCGACCTCGTGGATGCAGGCTGCCGCACAGTTTGCGGGCGCGGCCGCCAGTGTCAGCCGTACCGGCGGACCGACGCCGGTCACGGCTACCGTGAACAACACGATCAACCTGGACGGCGCGCCGTTCCGCTCGTACACCGATCGCGCCGTGATGGCCAGCGAGCGGCGCACCGCGTGGCGTGACCGCAACCGGCGGGTGCGTCCGGCATGACCGCCATCACATACGTGGGTGTCGGTGCGGTCGCCGCGGGGAACAACGCCACCGTCGCGCCTGCGCTACCGGCCGGTCTGGCGGCCGGCGATCTGATGGTCGCCGTTGCCACCATCCGTAACACCGCAGCCACCATCGCGACGCCGGCCGGCTGGCTGCCGGTCGTTTCCGGCGGCAACGTCCTGATCGTGGCCCGTTACTACGTGGCCGCCGATGCGGCGCCGAGCTTCACCTTCTCGGGTGGTGCGGCCGGTGACACCACGCAGGGTGTGGTGGCAGCGTGGCGTACCGCCGTACTGTCTGTTCACGACGGACCGTTTGCGATCACCAACGCGTCGGCGGCCAACGTGACGTTGCCGGCCACCTATACGCCCGGTCGCGACAACGGGCTGTCTCTCGTATTCGCCTGGAAGCAATCCGCCTGGACGTCGGTGGCGGCGCTGGCCGGTATGACGGAGATCGTTGACTCGCCGTCTGTCCTCGGCTCCGGTGCCAGCATCGCGCTCGACTACCGGATCGACACCACGGCTACCGCGCTGCCCGCCGGCCCGATCGTGGTGACCGGTGGCGTGTCCGCCGTGTCCAAGGCGTACACGCTGAGCATCGATCAGCTTGCGTTCATCACGGTGACGCCGCAGGCCACCTATCCGCCGCGCAACCTGATCAGCGTGACCAACCTGGTGATCGGTGACGCGGTAGAGATATACCGGGTGGTCTCCGGTCAGCGCACCCTCGTCCGTGCGGGTAGTTCTGCCGCGGTCACCGACCCCGGCTTCCTCCGCCTGGACGCGGAGATCCCGTTCGGCATACCGGTCAGCTATGTGGCCGTGGTGGAAGGCGTAGAGTATGCCACGGCTGGCGTCACCTATACGCTGACCGGCGGGAAGGTGGCCGTGACCGATGCGGTCACCGGCCTGTCCGCCGAGACTGTGATCATGGCCTGGCCCGCTCTGGAGTATGAACCGCGTGCCAGTACGTTCCGTGCCGGTGGGCGCAATATCGTGGTGCGCGGCGAGATGGGTGATCCGTCCGGCACGATCGAGTTGTACGTGGAGACCACCAGTTCTCTGGAGAACCTCACCGACCTGCTGGAGTCCGCCACCGAGGGTATCGTCCAGATCCGCCAGCCGGGCGGATACGACGGTATCGACTCGTATCAGGCCATCACCGGCGCCACGGTGCGCCGGTTCTCGCAGGACGGCTCCGACCAGCGGCGCCTGGTGGAACTGGAAGCCGTCGAGGTCGAATCGTGGGCGCCTGCGCTGGAGGCCGCCGGCTTCACCTATGCCGATCTTGAAACCGCGTACGCCGGCCTGACTTACGCGAACCTGGCCGGCGACTACGCGACGTACCTCGCGCTCGCCCAGGCAGAGTTCTGATGATCACCCTGTCCGCACGCGCTACCTCGGCGCTCACCCGTTCGTACCGGACCGCTGTGTCGGTGGAATCGTGGCTCGGTGGGGACCTGCTCGCCGAGAGTATCCCGGTCGACGCCGCAGCCGAAGAAGGCGACCGGTCCGGCCGCGTACCGGAGCGGGTCACGCTCGTGGTGCCGCGACGGGACCACGGCACCGACTGGTCACCCGGCACCGATCCGCTGCACCCCTTGGCCGCCAACGGTCAGCGACTGCACGTCAAGCTGGCCGTCGAGGGCGAGGTGTTCGCCCGTGGCCGGTTCCTGATCAGCCACTCCACTGTGGACGGGGACGCGGTCACGGTGGAGGCGTCCGGGTTGCTCCGGCTGATCGACGAGGCGCGGCTGATCAGCCCGTACCAGCCGACCGGCACCCTGGCGTCCACGTTGCGTGGCCTGGTCGAACCGGCGCTGTCCATCGTGGTCGACCCGCTGCTCATCGACCGGGCCGCTCCGTCCACGATCAACTATGATGAGGACAGGCTCGGCGCCGTGCTCGAACTGCTGGACGCGTGGGGCGCCGACGCATACGTCACCCCGGACGGCTACCTCTCCGTCATCCCCGCCGCACAGTCGACCACACCCGTGTTCGTGCTCACCGACGGGTCCGGTGGCACCGTGGTCCAGGCCGTCGGCACTAGCACCCGCGACGGCGCGTACAACGTGGTGGTGGCGCGCGGTACCGCGTCCGACGGTGGCCAGGTCCAGGGCACCGCATTCGACCTGTCCGTGAACAGCCCTAAGCGCTTCGGCGGCCCGTTCAACCCGCTGCCGGTCCCGTTCTTCTTCCCCTCCCCGCTATTGACCACGGTCGACCAGGCGGGGTTGGCCGCGGCCACCGTGCTGGCCCGCCTGCAGCGTCAGGCCGGGCGTGAACTGGAAGTGACCTGCGTGCCCAACCCCACCCTGCAACTCGGTGACGTCGGTACCGTCAACGGCGAACTGGTCAGCATCGAGCGGCTGACCCTGCCGTACCTGCCCGGTAGCGGCGACGGCATGCGGCTTGGCGTGCGGGTGCTGGCATGAGTACCCTGCTGGCCACCGCGACGGCCGCCAAGTCCGGCAGTACCGTCGCCGCGCTGGTCAATGGTGCGAGTGTCTCGGTGCAGGTGGCGCGCGACCTGTCGGTGGCGTCCGGTGACGTGATCGTCGTGACGCGGGTCGGTAGCCAATGGTTCGCCCTTGGCCGGGCGTACGCGTCGGCACCCGTGGCGCCGCTCAACCAGGCTGCACCCGCGTCTCAGCCGACCGGCGTCACCGGTACCAACGTGTTCGGCCCGGTCGAGACGCGGACCTACGAGAGCAGCTGGCGCACCGATAACACGCACGTGTACCAGGGTTCGTACGGCGGAAGTGGCAACAGGACCGGGTGTGTGTTCTACGGCGCCGCACCGCGCAGTCTGGCCGGTGCCGTAGTCCTGTCCGCCGCTTTCCAGGTGCGTCGCCGTGCCGGTGGTGCGTTCGGCGCACAGACGGCCACCATGTTCCTGATGACGCAGGCCACCAAGCCGGCCGGCGCGCCCACGTTGGGACCGTCCACCGCCGGACCGACCCTGGCGGTCAACGCGCAGGGCGGGTACATCGTGCCTACTTCGTGGGTTCAGGCCATGGTCGACGGCACCGCCGGAGGCATCGCGTTCTTCACCTCGTCGTCCTCGCCGTACATGGTGTTCGACGGCATTGGCGACTGGGGTCCGGCGTTCGCGCTCACCGTTAACTGGCAAAGGTAGGATGATCTTGTGGCCACCACCGCGAACCGCGCGTACCGATACCCCCAGAGCACCGACGATGTCCGCCCGTACGAGGACATCCAGTTCCTCGCCACGGACGTGGACACGGACGTGCAGGCGTTGTACGCGGCCGCGTGGGTGGCGTTCAACTCGCCTACGCTCGTGTGGTCCGCGAACACCACAGCGCCCGCGCTCGGCAATGGGACCCTGCTCGGTCGGTACCAGCTACAGGGCAATAAGGGCATCCGCTTCCAGGGGCGGTTGACCATCGGCACAACTTCAACGTTCGGTACCGGTTTCTGGATCTTCAATGTGCCATTCAGCGCAACGGCTGACTCGATCCTCTATTGCGTGGGTACGCACCGGATGGATGACGTGAGTGTCCAGTCGCGTCCTGGCACCTGTCGGTTTTTCACGGCATCCCAGCTGGTACTGGACAACTCCGGCGGCGTCGTGGCCGGTAACTCACCGGTGGTCCCGGCCAGCACGGACGCCTACACGTGGGACATCACCTACGAGAGGGTCTAGGCGTGGAGGGGGTCGACTACTCGTGGGGCCGTCCCGACCTGGCCACCATGTGGGCGCTCGGCGTGCGGTTCGTGTGCCGCTACCTTGCGCCGCTGTCCGGGAAGGTGCTCAGTCCCTCCGAGCGGTCCGCGCTGCATGCGGCGGGATTCTCGATCGTCCTCAACTGGGAGAACGAGGCGAAGGACATGCTGTCCGGCTATGGGCTCGGCGCCACCCACGCGACCGAGGCGCTCCGCCAGGCGGAAGAACTCGGCGCGCCGATCACGGTCCCCATTTTCTTCTCGGTCGATTTCGACGCGCTGCCCGCCGACCTCGAACCGGTGGCCCGTTATCTGGACGGTGCGGCCAGCATCCTCGGGCACGGCCGCGTAGGCGTGTACGGCAAGGCCGATGTGATCGACGCCCTGGTGCCGAAGTACGCCACGTACGGCTGGCAGACCTACGCATGGTCCTACGGGCGGATGAGCCGCAAGGCCCACCTGCTCCAGTACCGCAACAACGTGAGCATGGCGGGGGCTACCGTTGACCTCGATCGCTCACTGCAGGAACCTTTCGGCGCATGGGAGCCCGGCATGGTCTGGTACAAGGCGTCATGGATCCCGGCGTTCTTCTCCGCTCTCGATGCGATCGCGCCCAATCGGGACCGCGGGACGGACGGCACCATCGGCGACCTGGCGCACTCCACCGGCTCGTCCGGTCACAACCCGGACGACACG